AACCTGATCTGCGTTCGCCCCTTTATTGACACTCAAAACACCTAAAGCCGCGTCTCGGGCGATGTGAATTTCAACCGTCCCGGTCAACAGCCGGTTTGCATCCTGATTTGACGGCATCAGACGCCTGCGCTCAACAATCGCTTTGATCGTCCGCGCCTGCCCGCCATAAGGCGTATAAACAACGCTCTCGGCGAATTCATCACCGTTTAAGAAACAATTCGCGGCATCAGCCGCCATTTGATCTTTGAATGACATAAGCGTATCGCCCGGGAGCCGTTTTACCGGCCCCCGGACGCCCATGAATTACGCTACCTTCATCAAATACCCGAAATACGGATCAATCAGCTTCTCATCCGTATGCTGACGAACGCGGAAGACATCACTTCTGACATCTTCATCACGGTACTGCTCGACATAGGCATTCTCGGGGCAATCCTCAACCCACAAGAACGTCCGACCCAAACTCGGCTGGGTCAGATCCTGCCCGTTCTCAGCGATCACCGCCAAAGACGCGTATGACGAACTCCAGATATCAACTCCGGTGAAGGTTTTGCCTTCTTTGGCGTTGTTTCTGATCGCCCTGCCTTTAAGGATGTACTTCACGCCGAAAAGGTCAGCCAGCGCGTTGTCGATCTCCTGATCGCTTAAGCGCGCGGTGTACTTGATCGCGTCCTTGATCAAGGTATTCGCCTTGAGGCGGTCGATATTCGTCTGGCTCATGATGATGGCGTTTGGCTCTATGCCGCAGTTTGTGCGCACCTTGGCCTTTGCCGTGCGAACTTGCTGAACAGCGTCGGTGGCGATGTTCGACCACGGACTTGCGCTGTTGTCGATATAGAGATCCGTACCAGTGAATGTCGTGGTATTGAATACCTTGTTCGCGACCCTCAACTCCTGTCCGCGAAGGATAATCCCCAGCGCGGCTTTGGTCGCGGCCAGTTCCGCGTCAAAATCATTCTGGTAAAGTTTGCGCTCCTCATCACCCAAGGGATTTTCCCAGCCGTTCTCTTCGCATGCGTACTGGTTGTCCTTGGCCCCGACACTTCCACGGTTGTAATTCCCGCGCATGGCACGCTTGGTATCGCCAATTTGGGTCAGCGTATCGCGCGTGATCGCGGAAAACTTCGCCGTTTTCAAGGGAGCCTTAAACACCGGGAACAACCTTGTGCCAACAAACTCATCGGACTGATCGGCAAACTCATAAACCGCCGCGCCCAGATCCAAACGCGGCGTTGCTCTTGCACCTGAATAATCAACTGACATTTCAAACCTCCTGTTTTATTAACTCTTTGGATTAAACTTTCACAGCCATCACATACACATCAAACGCACCCGCGACGCTAGCATTGACCTTAAGCGCAGTTGTAACAAGCACATCCTTCTGCGCGTTTACGATCGTCCCGCCCGGCACAATCGTGTCCGCCGTCAGAGGTTTGGCGATGACCGCTGTCATGTCCGTTGCCACGTTAACAAGCTTGACGTTGGGCGTGGTCGCCGCATCGCGTGACACAATCCACCAATTGATCACACGGAACTTGTAAGGTGCCGTGACGATTGTGGGTGTCGCTGTCGCATCCACGATGCCGGTCTTTGAGAAGATCATCGGAATCGACCCGTTTCCGGCTTCGGGTTCGACGTTGGTCGCCGCTCCGCTGATATTGACGGCCGCGCCGTTATTCAAAACGCATTCGATAATTTCACCATCATTGGCCGCGGCCTCCAAGACCGTGCCTTGAGCAAGGCCCGAGGCCGTTGCCTGAATCTTGCCGCTGGCCGCTCCATAAAACAAAGCACCGACAGCAATGACGCCTGACGCCGTCATCTTGTAGGTGCGAGCGGCTGAGCGCATGGTGACGTTCACCATATCGCCGATGTTCACTGCCGCTGTTGCCGTGATACCGATAAACTCTTCCCCTGCCTGCGCCAGCATGACCGTGTCACCGGCCCCTGCCTGTAACTTGACGCGGCAATAAACCGGCAGGACTTCCCCTGCCCGAAACGTTTTTTGTCCTATGTTTTCCTGTGACATCGTGATCCTCCTGTTTTTTAATAAAGGTTATTTCCTCGGTTCCGCCGTGGCTTTCAACGCATCGACCATCGAACACTTATGTTCCGACTTGTACTGCTTGGCCCGATCAAGATGCGTCATCTTGACCTTGGACGGTTCCTCGCCGTCAGTCCCGGGCGTCTTATTGGCTTCTTTCTTGATATCCTCAAGACGCTTGCCGCGCATGGATGCGAGTGCCGCGTCAACGGTCTTGCCGTTATCAACCGCCTCCTCAACAATTCCCTCCATGCCCATGCCGTTAAATTCGGCATGCGCGGATTTCACGATCTTGGAACACCGTGAACGCTCCCCATCAATGGCTTCTTTCTGTAAAGCCACGACCAGCTCCGGGCGTTCCTTCTGAAGCTGTTCTTGAGTCAAATCCTTGATCTCCATTTTCTTGCCCTCCTGATTTTGGTTGTTCCCGTTTATCTCATCCCGATTCGCGCGGTACCTGTCCAAAAAAGCGCACAGATATTCCAGTGACTCAGGGTCATTAAGAAGCTTGTCCAAATATTCCGATGCCTTGGCCGATAATTCGACGCTGGAATTAAAGAATTTGCCAAACATGCCGTTATTGGCCGCAGGATCATCAACCGCATCTACCGCCTGTAACGACTTGATCCGAAGTAACGGCGGCAAACTGTTCCCCTTGGCGTCCTTTTCAGTGCGTTTTTCCAGATCGAAATCGCCAATAACAGCTGATGTGCCAAACGCGGCAGGGTCTTCTTCGGCCAAATTAAGCACATATCCCGCCAGATCGCCTTCCGGCGTCTGATACGCGGTCTTGCTCAAAAACAAATCCGCCCGAGCAATATCGCCATCCATATAGAAATTCTTCACCCTCCCCAAGAACGTCCCCAAAGCACTTGAGGACATGTTCGGATGCCCAAACCGCGCCTTGACTCCCAAATTGACATGCTTGTTACCCGCATCAACCACTTGCGACAACGTCATGTCGTCAATTTCCCATCCGCGCGAATCTTTAACCAGTCCCTTGGTCATGACCGCAACACCGCGAATCACCCCGCGATATTTGCTGTCTTCATAGGCACGATCGATACCGCCGGTGCCGTTTTTGATACCCCGAACGACTTCAAGGCGTCTTAATGCATTACTGTTGTCCATTGCCGTCTCCACTCGATGTCGGTTGATCGCCTGTACTCTGGCCGGGCTTATCCGGTGTACCAGTTGCCGGATCGAAATTTCCTTTACCCAAAGGCGGCGGGGTCGCCGTCATCTTGATGCCGTTCTTTTCTTCCAATTCCTTGATCTTTTTGAGTTCCCGGGCCCTCTGCTCAAGGTTGTCTTCCCAATCCTGACCCTGTGTTGCCGCTTCCTCTGCCAGCGTCGAGAGATTCGCATCAACTGAACTGACCGCGGCCTCGACTTCATTCTTGGGATCAACCCACTGCCAGCCCGGCGCGATCCAGCGCGAACGAACATATGCCGCGCGGTTCTGATAAAAGTCCAATATGGGCAACTCGCCCATGAGATACGCCTCTTCCATAAGCGCGATCAATACCGGCTGGCCGAACTTGTCCGACACAAACCGCTGTTGCATCATGAAAAACCGCCTGGCTTCCAATAACGCCGCGCGGGTATTTGAATAATTTGATTTTGAAAAGTCTTTAGCGAGGATTTCGTAAGGGATATTCAAACCGGATGAAATATCACGAAGCACCCGTTCAATAAAAAGACCAAAGGTGCCGCCGGGACGGTTGGGATTGAACGATTCAATCGATTCACCGGGATTCAGATACTCAACCAGCCCCGGACTTAATTCTTCCATCCGCTGACCGTTTTCATCTTTTGCCCGCATGATGCTGTTGGTGTACGCCTGATCTTTTTTGATAAAGAGCGCAAAACAAGCCGCGACCCGGTTGGCCACCAGCTCTGATTCCATGTACTCAAAACGATCCTTAAAAAGGTTCAAGACCGGTGCAAAGAACGGTTCACCCCGGCTCTGCCCCGGGCGTTTGACGTGATAGAGATGATAAATATTTGGATCGCCAAGCGAATTGTAGGCCGGATAGCGGGTATAATTATCAAGACCGGTCGCGGCCACCTGCATGGCATAGTTAATATCCCCGGGATGAACCTTGCGGATGAAATACGAAACCGGCTCGCCGTATTCCCCGACCTCCACCCCTGACCTGACACTTTTGTTAGAATAAAACCCAACCGGCGTCGTTAACCTGTCAGCCTCTACAACCTGCAAGGCAAGTGTATAAGGCCGACGACGCGCCGAGGATGTAACGCGTAGCGGAATGACAATAGCCTCGCCATTCACGAACCGCTGGCGCTCTACCAACTCTTCCATCTCGTAAAAATCAAGCCGGTTGCCCGCATCCGCGTAATCCACCCAGCGTTCCCATATCTTCTCAATCTGTTTTTGCAACTGCTCCGCGTAATCCTCATTGATCTTCAGGGTTTCTTTATCGAGACGGCTTTGCGGGCGAATGCCGGATCCAATGATGTTGGTGATAATCGTGTCGATCGCGCCCGATGCAATGCCGTCATTTCTGATGAGATCCCGGCTTCTTTCCCGCAACTTGGGCAGATCCACCAGAAGATCATGATCCGCTGATCCGTTGCCGGGCATCCACGACCCGCGCAAACGCCCGCCGTCTGCTCCACGGTATGACCCGAACATGTTTTGAGCGACATGACGAAAGTATTTGCGCTTGGCGGCCGCAAACGGCGAAAACACACCGATGAAATCATCGATGCGTTCGCCGAAAGTCTTGTTTGACGGTTTGCTTTTCATGGTTTAACGAACTTCGCGTAATTACGCGATCCGCCCTTCTCTGCCGCGAGTTGCTTATAAAGATCTTTCTTTAGCGCGATCAATTGCTCTGGCGTCATATACTGAATTGACCGCCCGTTAATTGTGTATGAACCAACTCCGCCCCTGTTGCCGATCCCTGCGATTGCCGCCTCAACCATATCTATCTGTTCAGATGTCGTCATGGTTTGCCCGCCTCCTCATTGACATAAATCACTTTCACCGTCGGATTGACAGTCGTAAGCGTCCTAAAGGTGCCCTTGCTCATGACCACACAGTCGTATCCCACAACCGAACACGGGCCTTTCCCTGCACTGCCCGCAATGACCCTATCCGAGTCGTTGAAGTATCTCGTTACGACGTGACTGCAAGCCGTTAATGTCAGCAGTGACGCGAGTGAGAGTATCCATATCGTCTTCATCGAGAGCCCTGTCCCTGAGTTGATAAAAAACAGCCAAATCGCTGTTGATCTTGTCCAGTTCTGCCTGATACCGGCGTTTCGGGTTAAAGAACCACGCGGCAAGCGTCCCCGCGATCCCGACAACACCAGCAATGATCGTCAATAACCCGCCGCTCATTGTTCGATCTTCGTTGTTGCGGTTGCACGGCCATAGATCCCAAGCCCGCCAAGCATCGTGATTGCAATGCTGAACCACCAATAAGAATTCAGATTAACGCCAAACACCTGTGCGACTCCTTCTGCCGCGCCGATGACCACCGTCACGATTCCTGCCCAGATTGCCTTGCTTTGGTACCATTTCTTTGTGTCCATAAGACCGCCTCCTATTTTTTGAACTCCTGATCAATGTGCATCCTGTCAAGACGTTCGACCTTCTCGATCGTCCGACCCCATGTCACTGCCAAAGCCAACGCCGACAGCATGACCGTGATAATGACGGTCGTGGATGAGCCGATAATCGTGCGCTTAAGATCGGCCAGTGCCGCGATGTTCTCGATCATGGTCTTAATCTGCGTGTCATGCCGGATAACCATATCCCGAACCGTCGGACTGTCCTCGATGTGCTTGTCCAAACCCTTGAATTTTTCCTGACATTCAGGAAGGATTTCGTTGTGCGGCATAAAACCTCCAAAAAAGACGAAAGCGGCAGGAAGAGTGTGCGGGCACCCAACCTGCCGCTTTATACCCCTCCGCCCAGATGGCCATCCCGGCGAAGAAGCTGTCTTTTTAAATTATGATCTCAATCTATTCCTGTTTTTTCTCATCCGCAAGGGGGTCATCACCAGAATCTGGTGATGACTCACGCTCTGTGCTTTTAAAGTTTATTCCGCAATCCCGGCATTTGTGATACCTGACCGGAAACTTTGTTTGATAACACGTTTGATTCTTGCTCTTGCATTGAGGACATCGGATCGGGTAATACGGCACGCCGTATTTCACATTCTCCGGCTGGACATCATCGTCCACTTTAAAGGACGTCTCTTTTCGGGGCTTCACATAGCCCTTAAGAAACCCTCTCTGGTTAATCCATTTCTCACCCATTACGCCTCATCCAGTGCGCAGGCCGCGACATCCAATTCTCATGCCGAAACTGCCGGGGATCAACCTCTCTGGGTTGATGCACAAGCGTTCCGTTGTCCCTGAGATCAAATACCCGAAGCATTTCCGCCGCGGCCGTAGCGTAAACTTCCGCGTCAAAATAATGACTGGCCGCGTGCGTTGAAACCGGACGCCATTCCTCCCGCATCCTCCGCGTCCGTTTGTCCATGATCAAGCCTTTCGCTTCCCCGCAAAACTGTTTTATATACTCATCTGACGGGTTCTGATGCAGATGCCATCCGCCCAACGTCCCCGGCGCTGTGTTCTTGACCAACCTCGTCACTTTATCCTTGAAATACGTTGTGTCCAAATTCCACAACTGCAACCCGCCAGGAATAGTTTGACCTGAGGGCAACTTATCAAGACTGGTTGCCTTAAGCGGTATGCCGCCCAACTGACTCCGGCCTTTGATGGCGCGTGCCACATCCTGCCACAACCGACAAGTCTCATATACTTCTGAAGTTTTATACCCGGTATCAATGCACGTGATCCGCACCGGTAAGGGAGCAAGATTGGGATCCATTTGCTGATACCGCGTCAAAAACATAACCTGAACCACGTCCTCCCAACTTTCCAGCCGGGTCGCAAGAACAAGCCATGATTCCTGCAAATACCCCCATCCGCGAATCACTACATAAAAATGATCCTTCTGCACATCAACGCCGCCAGTCAGAACCAACGCGCCATCCGGCACAACCCCGGCCGGGTACGGTCTTGCCAAAGCGCGAATTTCATCCGGCTGGGTGCGCCCCAAATGTTCCCGCCACGGCTCGGCCAGCCACGAATTAACGAAATTCATCAGAAGCTCAGGTTTCTGATGTGTATTCAACCACTCTGCCGCGATTTCCGAAAATGTCAGCCATGGCGAATAAATGGCGTTGATCCAGAACCCCGCTCTAGTACTTTGTTTGGATCCGCGCACCTTTTCAACAACCCATTCCCCTTGCCCAAGCATTTTTTGTTTCATGCCGTCCACGATTTTCTCCCGGCAATTGATACACTCATACCACGCGAGCCTACGGGTCTTGACCTCCTCCGGGTCGCGCTCATCAGACGGCCATCTCACCTGCGGCCAACTGAAAACCTGCATCTTCCCGCAAAACGGGCACGGCATATAATATTTGCGCATGTCAGACTGCTCATATTCCCTGAAGATATACCCCTCTTCGGTCGTTGGCGTCGAACATTTAACGATCTTTCTGTTCCAGAATGTGCGCGTCCGCTCGCTCGCTAGTTTTATTGGGTCAGATTCCCTACCGGCAAAAGGCGGGTATTTGTCTGTCTCATCCAGAAAAAGATACCTGATAGGCCTCTGCGCCAACCCTGCCGGGGAATTTGAACCACTCAAAAAGATCGTCATTCGGTCAAGCGTGATCTCTTTTTTCGTTATGTCATCGGGATTAGAAGTAAAATGTCGTCTTAGATTCGGCGCGAAAGTGAGCATCGGAATGATGCGCCTCGTCGATATACTCCCCGCGTCATCTTCACGCGGCATAACCAAAAGCATTGGCCCCGGATCCTGACTGATCGCGTAACCCATCATATTCAGCATCGCTTCGGTTTTCCCGCACTGGGTTGAGGCCATAATGGTGATATCTTCAATGACAGGATCATTAAAAGCGTCCATGACGCCTTTCAGATATGGCGTCCGATCGGTATGCCACGGCCCCGGTTCCGCGTGCGTAAAATCCAGAACCCGCGAACGATCCGCCCATTCTGAAACGGTCAATCTTTCAGGAAGCTCCCAAGCCTTCCTGACGTTATCCGTCCATATCTTTGGTTTTTTCATTCTTCTGAAAAATCCTGTCCTTGGCGAATAGGTTAATTACTTCCTCAACACGTTCCCGGATAACCTTCTCAATCTCCCTTGGCTCTAACCCTCCCAGCCGCGGGGCAAGAGACCGTGGAAGCGACAACAAAGCACGCTTAATCTCGGTGCTAATCTGAATCAATCCATCTTCCACTTCCTGCATGGAAATGAGTTGCCCAATCATGGTCAAAAACTTTCCCTCCTCGATTCTCGCCTTGAATTCCCGATACTTGGCATCCCAGTCCACTTCCTTGCCATCGGCGTCCTTGCTGAACCTGCGATGAAACCGCCAGCTCTGAATTTCCAGTAAATCGTACTGGCCGTCTTTTGTAACTGGCATCCCTTCCTTGACCCAATTCGCCACGGTTCGTGATGTCACCTTAAACACCTTGGCTACCTGCTCCTGACTTTCAGCCAAGTTTGATGATGCTCCGCCATTCTGATACCGGGCAAGCTCCTTCATCTCGCTCTGGGTCAACGGATTGCCCCTTTGAATCTTCTCAAGCATTTTTACTTCCCGTTGTTTCTGGGCAATCTCGAGAAGATTGGGTTTCGGCGGCACAGTTGTCATTTATTACCTCGATAAAACAGCTTTCTGCCCAGTAAATTCTTCCCACCGGCGAACCGCCACGTCACAAAAACCCGGCTCAATCTCCATGGCAAAAACACGACGGTTTACCCTCTCACCCGCGATGATCTGCGATCCGGATCCTGAAAACGGCTCGTAACAGATATCCCCGATCTTCGTATGCACACGCATGGGAATCGCAAATATTTCGGTAGGCTTGACGGTGGGATGATCCAGACCGCTGTTGCGTTTCTTGCCCTCCCAGTCCACCTCCCAAATATCACAGTAATACTCAGGACTTTCAGGATCACCGCTTCGAAGCAATCCGATTGGCCAGACGGTTCCGATCTGCTTACGATGGGGCCGAAAAAACGGCCGCTGACCTCGTTTCCAACCATAAAGACAAGGCTCATGCAACCACGGATACGTCGAATGGGTCATGACCGGCGCGGGTTTTCTCCAAATGATCTGCTGGTGCATCAGAATATCCAGCTCGTTGAATATTTCGTAAATAAGAACAAGCCTCCGATCAGCGTGCCACATATAAATCGCCGTGTTCGGATCCACGTTTGCCAGACCCACCGTCAAAAACCCCTTAAAGAAACCCTTGGCATCCGTAATATCAATCTCGTGATACTTGTCCGACCAGTCTTTACCTCCGCCGTTGGGTCGATTCTTGCCTGTGTAATCCACCAAATACGGCGGGTCAGTAGACATCAACTTTGCCTTTTGCCCATCCATCAACCTCGCCACATGCTCCGCATTAGTACTGTCCCCGCACAAAAGCCGATGATTGCCAAGAATCCAGAGATCGCCGGGCTTCGTGACCGTCACCTCCGGTTGCTTTGGAATATCGTCGGGAAGAGTATTGCCGGTCTTGTCCAGTTCAAGCTGATCCAGACTCTCCCGCAATTCCTCCAATCGAAGGTTCAGATAATCCGTAGGCATTCTCTGGCGCAAATCTTCAAGGATCGGCATCAAGGCCTGCGTGAAATACCCGGTGATCTGCTGGTTATTGAGCGTCACAGCCAAGGCCTTCTGCGCCATGTCGTCCATATCGACCGCCAGACAATCAATCTCTTCAACCCCTGCCTCCTTAAGAACTCTTAAACGCTGATGCCCAGAAATAACCTGCATATTGCGTTTATTGACCACTATCAGGTCTACATAACCAAACTTTTCGATGCTGTCCCTGAGCCCCTTTAACGCCTCTTCCGATATCTCGCGAGGGTTGTCTTCCCATGGGTTCAAACATGAAATTGCAAAATTCATAATTTCAGGGCGCGCGTTGATCTTTACCATAGCCTTTTCTCCTGTTTACCGTCGGGTATTGCCCGGCGGCATTGTTTTTTAAGACCTCAAATGTATGAACATGAAATGAAAAAAACATTTCATCATCACTGACCGTCTGCGCGCCTGCCGACCCGCATACCCCACCCCGGTCAGGGGGAACCAAAAACACCTATGACGTAGCATCTTCACCTCTGCAACTGATCCCGCGAAGCTTCATCAGGTTCAGGATCTCAATGAAGGCCTTCTTCCCAATCCCTCTCATGTTCAAAAGTTCCCATTCAGAAAACCTTGCCAAGTCTTCAATCTTCCTGACATCTGCCTGATACAACACACCATGCGCCCGGGCAGATAAGTCCTTCAATGTAACCATGTTTGCATCAAACACTTCATCGAGACCTGCCTTCTTAACCTCCTCGATGCGCTGTCTCCTGTCCAACGCATTGCAGTACACCCTATAAGACTGCCTGAGAATCACGCCAATACGCCCGTCAGAAACTCCCAATTCTTCGCCTATTTGCCTCAGTGTCCATCCCTTCAATCGCAACTCCATGATCTTTTTATTCCTGACTATGCTCATGACGCCTCCTCGCACATCACGCTCTTTTCAACCTTGTAATCTTTAACAATCGTTCCCATTGTTTTTCTGCCACGCGCATGCGGTCGCCACCAATACCTGCCCAGCTTCTTCTGCTTAAAATGACCACGGCACATATGAAACCGATTGTGTCCCTCACCCGGGGTATAATTGACATTTGATTGACCTTTCCCCGACTCGATATTCGCTATGTAATACGAACAAAGAGGTTTCTTGTTATGGCGCATTCTTTTCCTGTTAACTTTCTCACTAGTGTAGTGTCCCATAAATAACTTGACTTATTCAGATTTTCATGTATGATGTATCTCATGAGCAAACACGCCAAGCCAATCTTGTTATCAGATGAAGAGCGAACAACAATTAACACATGGACACGTCAAAGAAGCCTTCCGTTACGCCTTGTTCAGCGTGCAAAGATCATTCAAAAAGCCGCCGATGGGAAAAAGAACAAGGACATTGCCATCG